CAGGAAAACGTATTGCTGTATTCGTATCACCGCTATGAATGATCTTATCTGGAATCGTAAGATCACCTGTCACGCTAACCGGCTGATTAAATGTCCATGCTCCAGTGCTATTTACCCAAGTGATTGTTTTATCTGTTGCACCCTTCAGCGTGATTCCGCCGCCATCAGCAGTGGTATTGCTAGGTGTTGAAACCTTGCCTATCTCAATATTTTTATCTTCAACAACCAGCGTGGTTGTGTCAATTGTTGTTGTCGTTCCAGAAACCGTTAAATTCCCTGGAATCGTGATGCCTGTACTTTCAGCCAATAATGCCTGCGTACCACCAGCCGTTAACGCAACCTGATCTGCCGCAGGGCGGTATATACCTGTATTGTTATCGCCATCAAAACTAAACGAAGGCGCAGCAGCACTACCCGTTCCAGCATTCTCCACTAGATCCGCAATGCTGACTTTTTTGGTTAGGTCATTGCCAACATCAACAATGGCCAACACATCAGTGCTGACCGGATCTGTGTAAGCAACCAGATCATTAATCTTGATGTTTGCCATGATGTAACCCCTAGTGCCTTGATTTTAATGCCAGATCAGGTCTTGATACAGGCGAGCAAAGCCACGTTTCGTGGACGTGCCTCCGTGCCACCATCGTTCTGAATGCTGATGCCAGTGACGGCTAGGTCGGTGACCAGTGTTCTTGTATTAGGTTGATTCGATCTGTCATTGAAAGTGTTGCCTTCACCACTATCGCTGTTGTTAGAAGAAACGTTGTGCTGGTGACCAGGGTCGGTGACTCCGTGATTATGAGCTAGGTTCTGACTGCCTTGGCTGCTGCCTAGCGTTCGACCACTGTCAATACCTCGACTATCGTCTAAACCACGAACAAACTCACCACGCAAGTCAGGCACATTAAACGTAGTTGACCCGTTGCCAGCGCCGTAAGTCGTTCCAATCGCTGTAAATAATACTGAAAACGTTGATCGACTAATCGCAGCACCGTCTGCCTTAACGTAACCAGTTGGAGCGGTAGATCTAGCCGAATAAATTACCGTTCCAGCAGGCGTCTGGTCTGTTACTGCTGGGATAGCTGCAATTTGGGTGTCAACATAACCCTTGTTGCTGGCCATATTTGTTGTAGTCGGGTTGCCCGTCAGCGTTAGGTTTCCCGTCAACGTCCCACCAGCCAAAGCCAAATATGTACTTGCAGCAGTAGTGATCTGCAAATACTTAGCCGCCGCCGCAGTATCTGTAATACCTAAGGGATCAACACGAACAAAGGCAGCGCCGTCATAAACCTTCAGCTCATCTGGCGTTTGGGATGTATCAAGCCACAATTGCCCCAAAACTGGACTGGAAGGTGCGGTGCCGCTGGGGCTTGTAGTAACTGACGACCCAGGCAGGAAGCTAACAGTTGTAAAAGATGCGCCGTTATAAACCTTCAGGATTGGCGGGTTCGTATTGGTGTCAACCCAGAGCTGACCGTTGTAAGGCGTTGCTGGAGTGGCCGTTCCAACCGTCAACCCTAACTGGGTCAGGACAATTGCCAGATTATTTGCCGTGATCTTGCGGGTCTCGCTGCCGCTAATACTTGTAAACGGAACAATGTCCTGGCTTGCAACCGTCGTTGCGGCTGGTAACTGGGAAATGCGTGCGTCAGCCATTAGTAACCAATTACGGTGATGTCAACAAGGCCAGTGACCCCGGTCCCGCTGGAGTTCAGACACTTAATAGTAACCGAGCTGGTGGTTTTAGCCGTAACGACAGCCGTAATAGCAGTTGACCCACCTGTCTGAAGAGCTGTAATTGAAACGCTTGAAACCGCTCTAAATGTTTTGGTCAACGCCACTGCCGTTCCAGCAGCAGCAATTGCAACATCATTTTGCTTTTCGATCACGTCGGGATAGTCAAGCTGAGCCGTTAATGCCGTGATATTGCCAGCAGTCGTTCCACCATCAGGACTCTTGAAGCGCGTCTCAACTCGATACACGTCACCAAGCAATTTCTCGAACGGTGCATAAGGGTGAACAACTCCACCTTCTGCCAGTTCAGTCAAGCTATAGAAACGCTGCTCACCCAACAGCTTGTCGTTATTTTCTTGCAAAATATTAAAGTCATCTTCTTGCGTAAGCTCAGTCGTTTGACCTGTTAGCGCAACTAATGAATGAGCATAAGTTGCCGTTGAAGTCGTGGAAAACAACAATGCGCTTTGAACATTATTGTTGTCAAAATTCCAAGTAAAATAGCTGTCAAGCGTTGCGTCTGTTTGGACTAGATTCCCGCCGCTAACAGAGCAGTTGTCATACGTTCCAGGCCAATTATTGCTTGGTGCGTTCTTTGCGTCAATTGATTGAACTGCATTACTGATTGGTGGAGCGCCAATGTTGACAAGGACATAAGCCGGAAGATCTGCACGCCATTGCGTTGCATCAACTGACTTGACCATCACAACATAAGTGCCAACATCAAACAAACTGGTTTCAAACCATTGTTGTTGTGCAGGCAAACCACCCGATGCAAGCTCAAGACCAGCGCCCCAAGTAGCAGTGATGTCTAGTCGAGTTTTTAGGTCTACCGGAGCCGAAACGTTATACGTTCCAGTTGCAGTACCAGTAAAGTTAATTGCAGTGCCACCACTCGTTGCACTAATTTTGAAAGCTGTACTTGTAAAGCCATCGCTTACAACAAAGTAAGTCGTTCCAGAAACAACCCCGGTAGGCAACGACCCAGAAGACGCAGCAAATACAATTTGATCACCAACACTTAGCAGGTGCTGGTTGGTTCGAGTGCCAATCACTGTTGACGTTTTGACAGTGACAAGATCAGTCGCAATTTCAAATTCAACAACGTTTAAGGCCAGCGTCCCTTTTTTGTATCTAACCTCATAGCTCACAACATCAGCAACAAGGTTTTGGTCCCAACTGCCATACTCTGTCGTGGGTAACTGCCAACTAAAACGCTTACCGCTACTGTTCTGATTTTCAACAACACTAAAATTACTGGGAGTCGGAGGCGCGATCTCACCACGCTCCACAAGGTCATAAATATAGTTAGTCGGCTCTTCGCCAAATATTGCACTTGTAAAATTGACGCGAACGTCATAGGTATCTGGAGCATGGAACGCAATGCTGTAATAACCAGTCAGCGGAATATCAGTTAAGAAGTACCAGCCATCAGCTCCAGGTGGTTTTACGCCAGGGATTTCACCTGACGAAAGGTTTCGAGGCTTGACCCAACATCTAAAACCGGTAATACGAGGCAGGATTGGACACGTCCCAGGATCAACAATAAGAAGCTGGGTGCCGTCTGGCTGGTTGGCGTGTGTAACTGTTGCCCCAAAAGCAACACTGCTTAAGTCAGGGATAGCAGCAAAAGCAAGAACGTCATAAACGACCCAATCAGACTGACTTCCTAGACGGTTGATCGCAGATACACGGACTTGATAAGCATTCCCAAAAGTATGGGTAGAAAGAGGAATCTCAATAGCTGTTGCTTGCACCTGAGCGATGTCTGACCATTCAGTATCATTAGTTTTCCGCCATTGATAACGGTAACCCCGCACCAATAAATCGATTGAATTGTTTACTTGTGGGGCACGCCATGAAGCTTGAATTGATGTTTGGCCGTTTGAATACTCAAGGATCCCGCTGACGTTTGTCGGCTCGCCAACAGGTTGAACCGTAAAGCGATCTTTTGGTATTGCAATCGGCAAGTCGTTATCGACATAACCATACTTGCTGCTGTTGTATTGAATAGCTTCAACTTGGTAGATCAAAGACTCAACTTCTGAAATTGAGATAATGCGATAGGTCGCAGCCTTCATCGCTGTCCATTCAAGAACCCATAAAGCGCCGTTTTGTGTTGGTACGGCTGAATTAACTTCAAACCTAGTTGTGGTTCCGTCACTGCTAACATATCGAGCAATCAGATTATCACTGGCTTGCGTTAATATCTCATCAGAATCTTGGGCTAAAAGGTTGGCTTCAACGATTTCAAAGCCAGAGCTAGCGGAGCTGACAACAGTTAAGACTTCTAGTTTTGGAGTTGTCTTTATTGAATTGTCGGGATTTGTAACCGTATCCCCTCCAGGGATAACAACAGTCAACGTGTAAGCCGTTCCAGGTGATAACGTCAGCACTGCATCAACAGTAATAAAATTACCGTCAACATTTACAATCCGACCGCCTAAACGTTGGCCTTGTTTTAACGGATCAGCAATCTTGATGATTTCGCCAACACCGGCAGCAATACCTTCTGCTCCAACACGAAAACTAACCTTTTCTGTTTCATACCTGTCACTGAAAAGCGTATGCTTGGCAGCGCGTAAGGCTTGACCGCGAGAGGTGACGCCTATTAATCGAAGATCAACGGGGTTATAACCAAACTTGTCCAGCAGCTCATCATCTTGCTGATACTCTGTGACGCTTGAATAAACCTGCGTAGGATCATCCCAGTTTGCTAAAACTACGGTCTTGCGTGCTGCTCTAGCTGAACCGGTATAGCTGAAACATGGCGATGAGACTCCCCCGTCTTCAGCCACATCTTGAATGACGTTGGCTTCGCTGAATTGTTGCACTACCTCTTGTTCCCGATCTTGCGTTAAATACAGCTCACCTTCGCTGTAATAAATCAAGCCCCGAAAGCAAGAAGCAAGCGAATTAAGAACTTGATAGACCGAGCCTGGGTTTTGCAAGAAAACATTGCAAGTGAAACGAGGTTCCGTTCCACCGCTACCGTTCGGAACAAGCTCATCACAGTATTGAGAAACGGTGTAAAGATACCAAGGGTCAATGGCAATTGAATTGATATAACGCTTGACGCCAAAGCGTTCGTTTAAGACAATGTCTCGAAAGATCCAAGCAGGATTATCCGTCCATGCCATTTGGAATGTTCCGTCCCATAGTCCTGTGTACGTGCGAGTTGCAGCGTCATAATTAGTAGGGACTTGAACGCGCTTTCCGCGAATCTTTACCGAAAGATCAGGAAGTGCACTGAACTGCCTTGCGTCAATCTTTACTGCAATAATTCCGGTGTTTGGATAGGCAAACTTTTCATCAATAATTTCTACATAACTTTGCCAATTGATTGTGTTCTGAATAGACGCGCTACTGCTGTCAGATGTCAGCCTTGTGATTCGGATATTCCATGGCCCTGTTCCAGGTAGATCAAACTCATAAGCACGCTGAAATTCGCTATCTGACTTTCCGTCAATGGTCGGTGAAGCAACAGTCGAATAGCTACCACTATTTGAATTAACCTCAATCTTAAAGCTAACACTCGTGCCATTAACGTCACCGTTGCTTACGTTTTGAGCCAGCAAAGCCGGGACGGAAATAATTACTCTGCAACGCTCTGTATCCGTATCTGTAATTGTTCTGACAATTGCACCCGAAGCTTGAGTAACATTTACGTTGACGCCAACAGTGTTTTCAGTTGCGCTAAATCCTGCTATAGGAGTTTGTGTTTCATCTTCTCCTAGCCTTGAGTCAAGGGTAAAACCATCAAAGTTATTTGTTCCGTCCGGGTTTTGGATTGGAACGCCATCAAGGTAAACATCTTTGTTAATGCCATTTGGGAATCCTTCTAGGACTCCTTCACTTAATGCGTAAACTGTTTTTCCAAACGCAACTGAAAATAAATTATTATCTGCTGTTACAGGCTGACGACTTTTTGGAGGTTTTGGGCTACCACCACCACCACCGGCACCGCTAACTCTCAACCTATTAACTTGAGTTTGATCGTCCATCACAAGTAATTCTGCAATTCAAGGCCAAAGCTCAGCACTGGTAACGAACCAACGATGCGTTCACCATAGAGAACCGGAACAACTTCTCCTTGCACTGTATTCGCGTTTGACTTGTCAAAGGTAAAACTGTTTTGTTGTTCGTCTCTGTCGCGACCTTTGAAACTGGGCAGCTTTGGCGTTGGCGTCAAAAGATCTGCTACGCCGCTAAAAACCATCGCTAGGCCAATTGAACCAACAGCTACTGACGCGGCTGCCCCAAGCGTAAATCCGGATACAGCACCAGCCGCCGTACTGCCAAACGCACCAGCGCCTAACCCTAAGAACCCGCCACCTATTGGGGCTGCCAAAATAGCAAATGCAACCAGCGCAACACCCGCAACAATCTTTCCGGCGCTACCACCACGGCCAGCAGGCAATGGAGCAAGCACTAGCCTCTTGCTCATTGGCCACAACAGCTGATCTTCATCTAAGCCTTCCGCGTGATCAGTCACAACACGCCACTCAACCCCCTTGTCCCCTGACTCCAACAGATACTGCCTAAGCCCAGGGATCTGCAAACACAATGCCCTTACGGCCTCAGCAGGTGTCTTTACAGCAAGCTGGAACCTACGCCCATAGCGACGACCAGCTTCACCTAACAACCGGATGGTAACCATTAGCTGCCGCGCCTCAGAACCATGAACGTATTATCGCGGAAATAGCCGCTGTAAGCCATTATTGCTGACTCTCGGTCAACCAACTGTTGGTAGATCTGATTGGCCTCTGCATTCTCAATTACTGCAACGTGGTTGCAGGTATGGTCATTCCTGATCCGAAACAGCAGCACATCCCCACGTTCCAGATCAACCGTCTTAGGGACTTTGATAAAGCCTTCAGCAGCGAAATTATCCTCAAAATGAGTAAAGCCTCGCTGGCTCCATTCGCCTTCGTACAAACGCTCATAATCAGCCATCTGAACGCCCATCTCTTGCGAGTACCAATCGCGAACGGCTGAATAGCAGTCATAACCGCCATACATCCACGGACGCCCCACCAAGCCTGCTGATTGGCGCGGATCAAAGTAATAGAACTCTGTGCTGGCACAGTTAAAAACCACATAGGGCAGATTCAATGCTTTAGCTGCATTGATGTCCGCAAAGCTCATGCTGGCGTAATCCGCATGGCTATGCCATGAAGCAACAGCATCGTCCAAGTACAAAGCGGTCTCTTCTGCACTGATTACAAACGTGTCAGGCTGTGTTGCGGTGTTGGTGCATTCAACAACCGTTCCAGCAGCAAGAACAAAACCACAAGCTTCAACAGGATGAGCGGCTTCTGCATAAGCACGGATGCTTGCTTGTTGCTCGCTTGTGGTTGGATTGGTGTACTGAGAAAGCATCGTTTAACCCATTGCGTCCGTGAGACCAGGAAAGCCACCAAATGGCAGCCTTGACGTATTGCCAAACCTTAGTTGACAACTGGTCAAACGCTTGCCGCAAACATCACTACCAAGGTTGGCAACGCTTTGATCGTTAGCGTTGAAATAAGCACTCCCGCTGTAATGACAACCAATATTGCTTCTATATCTCCACTGGCATTGTTCGCGCAATAACCTCCGTCCAGGCAATGAACGCCCTTCAAGATCAAACGGAATTGTTAGCTGAAAAGATACCGCTAGTTTGTTTTCGCCGCTTTTCTGCTCAACGATCCATTCATCTGGTCCCCAATAAGCGTTTGGATCTGCCGCTTCAGCGCCGTCAAGATAAGTAGTAAGCGTGCGAATCCTTTGGACCGTTGCGCCAACAAGATCGTCATAAGTGTTGGTCAACGCAGTGATGCCAAGACCTACGTTCGCAAACGTCAAGCTTGGACGCGCCAGCTGCCCCCTGGTGTTTAACTCAAAGCCTGATGCCTCTAAGGGCAAGGCTGTATAGGTGTTTGTTTGGTAGACAACATCAGCGCCATTGACTTGTGACCAATTTGCAAACCTATAAATGGCTTGGTCTGACGAACCAGTTGGCAGGATTGGTGTGATGTCGAGCGTAAACAGATCAATGATCTGCGGTAGCTGTGGCTTAAAGACTTCAGTGTTAGGAGGCGTTTGCGTCATACATAAACCCTCGTCAAGCTAAACGACAAGCGAGCATAAGCTGAACTCAAGGTGTTAATTGTCCAGCCATCAGACAATAGAAAATTCTTAGCGGCAAGGGTCAACGAGATTGGAATTGCCGTTCCATCCCCAATGTTTTCAGATGTCAATACACCTGTCACAAGGTTTGCCGTGTAGTTGGTTGGTCTTGTGTAACCAGTCAAAACCAAAGCACTTAAATTTGTATAGCCAAGGTTTAGCTTGCCACTGGCAAACGGCTTGGAAAATGTTTTGGTGCTAAGCGGTGGAATCCAAGAAATTGCTTGCCCCTTTTGCTCTAACAAAAAACTTTCGATTGAGTTGATTTCTGGGTAAGTCAAGGGAGGCGTTTGACATTGCCATGTTTCCTGTTCTGCATTTAAGCCATCCGTCAAGATTTGGCTGTAGCCATCACCGAATTGAGCACGCTGAACACGCTGTGAACGCTGCTGCGTAAGCGATGGATCAAGCGGTATGTCATTGAACTGAATGTATGACATCAGAGCATTCCTCCACTACGGCGCTCGTTAGCCAGCGTTGATAACACAATACCTTGAACCTGACCGGCAATCTGCTTCTGTGCCGCAGGGTTCAGCTGTTCACCCGTGTTTTCAACGGTGATGTTGATCGTGCCAACGTTTACACCGCCCATTGCGTGGTTTGGAATGATCGTGCCAGAAGCACCTGGTACGAAGAGTTCTGGTCCGCGCTCTCCGACTGTGTAAGGGCGACCGCCTGAAACAGGGCCACCATTTGCTTTTCCTGGGAATCCAAAAAAGGTAGGTGCGTTTGAAGGAGTAGTAAACGGGTTGCCGCCTACTCCGTTGAAGTCAGAGAAACTGCCTCCAGAAAAACTGGTTCCCATACCAGCAAACATCTTGGCGATGCCAATCGCGATGTATTGAGCAATCATCTGCTGTGCTGTCTTCATCAACATGTCCGCAATGCTGTTCAAGAAATCAGCAAATACTTGCTCAGCACTCTTCGTTCCATCAATCATCTCCTGAACGCCAAACGTGACAAGACCAGAAGTAAGCTGTGCTACCTCACCAAACTGTTGATACTTTTGAAGCAAGCTTTCTACAGCTTCTTCCTGGGCAATAATGCCTCCTATTGCGACAGAATCGCCAAAAGACACAGAATCTCTTGTGGTTCCAAGCGTTCCTTCATCGAAGAAAGTTTTGTCTAAATCTATGCCCGACAAGCCTGCCTGGGATAAACCTAAATCCATATAAACCTTTGCTTGCTTTTGCAACTCCTCGGTTAGGCGCTCTTGCTCTTTTAAACGTGCCCGCTCTGCGTTCAAATTAGTAGCGGTAATCCTCTGTGCTGCGTCAAGAAGTTCGTTAATTTTTATCTGCTTATCTTCTGTCTCGTGCCTTATTCGCAATTTTTTGCGTTCTTCGTCTGTTGTTGCACTTATTAGAGCAATTTCTCTATTTAACTGTTTAATCAGATCTTCTCCAACGTCTCTTGAATCGCTTAATTGATCTAGGAAGCTCTTGCCGTTTCCGCCTCCCTTGCCTCTCTTGGGCGGCTCAAATCCAAGTGTTTTATCCAACAAATCGCGAATTGTCTTGACCTGTCCTGCAAATTCTTTTAAGCGATCAGCTCTGCTTTTGTCAAGCTTAGTTTGAAGCTTTTCTCCCCGTTCCTGGCCAAAAATTTCTGGGTCAACCATGCCACCAGGAAGCTGTGACGACGCCAGAGCAGCGGTGAATCGATCCATAAGAGTCACACGTTTTGCGTCCGCTATAAGTGTTTTTTCCTTGGTACGCAAAAGAGATTCGGCTAAAGCTAGCTCTACAGCTGCGGAATCACTAACCTTTAATTGGTCCAATAATCGATCAGCCTCTGTCGTTCCAATTTGCTTGTAGGAATTAAAAATTTGTTTAGCTAGTTCAGCTTGAGTTGTTGCATTGGCAATACGTTCAAATCCACCTGGGTCATCACCAAAAATAAGAGCAAGTGCCTCTCTCCCCAGCGCAGACTCAATGCCTTCAAACGAAGAAAGCAGCTTGACAGCCTCTTCTTTTGCAATGCCTAAGTTTTTTGCAAAATTTCCTACGTTTTTTGCCGTGAATTGAGTGGTATCGCCAAAAACCTGTGTTTGTGCGTTTAGTCGAACAATAGATTGGTCAAGCTTGTCAGCCTCATCAACTGCTGCTCCGATAGACGAGCCAACAAGGCTTAACGCCAGGCCAAACTGGCCACCCAAAGCTCCACCCGCTAAGCCGCCAAGTCCACCACCAACAGCACCCCCAACGCCTTGTCCAAACAGCAAAGGAAACGCTCCACCAATAAGGGCGCTGCTCAAAGCGTTTTGAGCTGTGCCTCCGCGTTGAGCCGAACCTTTAGAGGCTTGTTTGGAAAGGTTTAGCTGCTTTTGTAATTCTATTGTAATTTGTTTTTCAACATTTAATTCAGATACTGCGCTCTTTACCTCTCGATTAGCAATTCCTATGCGAGCAGTTGCAGTGACCAAGCGACCCTTGTCTACTGCTTGAGCGGCTTTATCAACTTGAAATCGAGCTTTAGAAACATTAATACCTTTTTCTTCAAGCTTGCGGACACTGTCTCCCGCGTCTCGAACCTTGATCATCGCCGCAGCGCGTTCATCCGCCAAGTCCTTAGAAGACTTGCCAAGTTTGTTGATTTTTTCCTCAATTCTATTAAGCCCTTGCAGAGCTGAATCTGCCTTAAGCGAAATATTGACTTCGTAATTGGCTCCAGCCACAGCTAGCCCACAGCATTAGACACAGGTTAGCGCACACCCCTGTATTGAGCTTGCTGACGAGCCTTGTCTATTTCTTTTTCTTCTCTTTCGGCTTTCAACTGGCAATAGGCACTCCAGCCGTACAGCTCCTGCACGCTCATTGTGGAGCGCAGTTCGGCAAGAGTCATGCTCAGTTTTTCTGCAACAAAAAACTGCAAGAAAAGATAGCTATCCTTGCTCAGCCTCGCTTTTGACGGCCTCCTGTCCTTCTACCTCTTCAAGGCTTTGCATCTTGCTCATAATGTCTAAGACAACGCTTAAAGGCAGTCTGCGAAGAATTTTTGGGCGGTCTCCGTCCGAAAACAACCTTTTGCCTGCCTCGTCTTGAGCTTTCTCAATTACCATTTGAACCGCAAAGTCTAAGTTGCTATCGGACTTGCCAAGATTTAATGCTTCAAGCGTATTGTTGATCTTGTCTCGGTCAGCAATCGTCAACGGGGTCCAATACACCGTCAAAACAGCTTCTGAACCACTTTTAATCGTGTAGCTGCTGCGAGCGTCAACGCTAAACGCCTTACACAACTGATCGATCGCACGTTCCACGGAAACACAAGTCTTTTTCTCTTGTACTATACCTTGCTCTTGAAGGCAACGTCAAAGCCTTTGCTTAGGTCTTTGAAAATTAAATTGGTTTGAGTGTAAACGTCATACCAGTCCACGCTAACTGCTGTAATTTTATGGACTTGCGCATGTTCGCTATAGGTTCTACCTCTAATTGTTTGCTGAGACGCATTGATCCCAAACCCTGCATAGGTTGATTCGTTGCCTATATACAAAGGACTGTTGACAGGAATCCGAAGCACACTTGGCTTTTTAGGCAACCTTGCTGTTCTACGTGGAATAACAGAAGGATTTTCAATTGTTCGTGCCTTGACTGGTTTAATTGCTGAAGACCCAAGCTTCCAGCTTTTACTAAAATTTCCTGTCCACCAAGGACCAAGATTTTGAAGACTGTAAACAATTTCAGGACCGGCTTGAGCACGCCCTTCTTCAATAAATTCTCGAAGGTCTTTAGCTAGTTGCGTAATTGGTTTTGCAGCCATTATGCAATTGCGGTGAATTGACAATTAATGACGCTAAGATAGTGACTGTTTTCCTCCGTTGTAACAGCAGTTGGGCCGGAAATTTGCTCTACTCTAGGAATTGATGAATAAGTATCTGTATAGCCAGAGGCGTTTACAGAAGTCAAGCCATTAATGACAGATTCGGCAATAGCAGAAGCCGCTGCGCTTCCTTTGTTCCTTGGCGTAAAAATTCCACACTGAACAGTGCCGCTGTAATAATCCGTTGCAGCACCTTGGTTTTGAAGAGTTGCTTGGTCAAAATTAATTGTCACAAGTACATATTTTTTTGTTTTACCTGGCGTCGTAAACGGCATGTTGTCAAACACAACTTGAACCGTTGCGTCGGCTGAAGCAACAGCAGTGTTGATAGCAGTTTCAAATGCAGCCCTAGCGTTTACAAGCGTCATCAGAACACCACCCGCAGAATAAACAGATACTCTTGATTTCCACGATAAGTCTGAATATCTTGGATTTTACTTACACGCGCCGAACCGGCGAACTGCAAGCTAATCTCGTCTTGTAACGTTGGCTGATTATCCCCAATCTGATCTGGAGTGATATAGAGCTTTGCTACGTTTTCTTGATAGCCTGCTTCTTCGTCAGAACGAATAAATTCGACTGGAGCGTCAAATGAATAAACTGTGTCGGTTGTTGTTACCGCACCAGTGGCAAGGTTGTACGCTTCACTCGCCTTGCGTGTGTAAGTGATTGTTGTGTCAAGCGATTTGCCTAAATCAGCTACAACTGATTTGGCGACGTTCTTGAAAAGAGTGTCAAGTTGACCAGCCATCTCAACCCCTCACCACACGTACTTGATAGCTACCGCTACCT